GTCGGCCGTTGCCGGCGAATTTGGTGCCCGTTTTTCGTCCGGGCCAGACGCGCTTGCGACGGCGTTGATGGCTACTTCTTCACTTTCGCCTCCTGCGCTCGTTGCGATCTCTTCCTCTTCACGGGCGATCATGATGTCGACGGCCGCGATCAGAGCCGCGCGGCCGACTTCCGTCTGCACGCCGGCAGCAATCGTCTCGACGAGCTTGGCGCTGACATCCGCCTCGATGATCTCGCCCGTGGTCGGGTCAAATTGTTCAATGTTTTCTCGTACGCGGGCGGGCGCGGGCGCATGAGGGGATTTGCCCTCGTAGGCGCACAGGTACAAATCGAAGATGGCGCCCTGCTCCGCGATGGTGTCATGGCCCTTCTTTGCGACCTTGCGCAGATGAGCGACGACGTTGCCCATGGCGGTGTCGAACCCCATGGATTTGGCTTCCGCGTAGATGTCGCGGATATCCTCGCCGATCGTGTCCTGCTCTTCCTTCAAACGAAGGATGTGGTCGATGAAGGCTCTGATCTGGGCGTCGGACGTCATTGTGCGTTCTCCCGAGCTGGGAAGAACTCTTCGGCCTTGAGCGGTATCCTCTTCGACTTTGCATACGCCAGCAGCGCGGGTGCGTCTGTCTGGGGGATCAACCCGCCGGTACCACCCTTCTCTTTCGGATACATCCAGCGGTACACCCGGGACACGTGCTTGCCGGTGACTTCGGCCACCTTTTCGATGCCGATTTTGCCGATGATGGATTTTGCAGGCTCGAGATGTTTTTTGCTCATGTTGCGAAATTTGCGATTATCGCGACAATTTGTCAATGGGGCCGCGATAACTAATTTGCGATCTTCGCGATGGAGTTTTTTGCGGAATCCGCGAAGATCGCCGCATGAGTGACCCACAATATGAACTGAAACAATGGCTTGCAGAAAAACTCGCGGCTCGTGGCGTGGCTTCGAAACTCGCCGAAGCTACGGGTATGTCCAACGACAAGATCACGCGATCAAAAGAACTGCACAGCGACGATCCTAAGAAGCGCCGTCAGATATCTCTCCAAGAGATAGAGGCGATGGCGAGATTCTTTAGGGAATTGCCGCCTGGCTTCGAACAAATGACGCGTTGGTTAGAGGATCTGCCCCCCGCCCCCACGGCCAAGCCGATACCAAACGCCAGCTTCCCGCCGCGCTGGCAGCAATTCCCCGGCGATGCTTCGATTCCGCTTCGAGGGCACATTGCCGCCGGAGCCAACGGTCGGTTCATTATGAACGGTCAGGATATCGCCACGGTTTTTTGTCCGCCCGGCCTCGAGGGCGTTGAGGGCGCGTATGCCGTGCAGGTCGACGGCCGCTCCGGCGAGCCACGCTTCTTTCACGGCGAGACGGCGTGGGTGAACCCTCATCAGAAGGTCCGACAGGGCGACGATGTCGTAGTGCAGATCCTGGAAGACGATGAGATATCAAGCTACCTCAAGCGGTTCGTCTCCAGATCCGCCGATGTGCTTCGCCTCTACCAGTACAACCCCGGCAAAGGCGAAAGCCACGATCTGGAGTTTCCTACGGACAAAGTTTTCAGCGTCCACAAAGTTGTGTTTCATGCGATGCTTTGAAGCGCTTCGTCGCAGCGCCATGTTGGCCGGACGGTCAAATTGCGGAATGCCGGCGGCATCTTTGGGCACTCGCTGCAGCGGATCTTTCGGCATAACTGCATGTAGTTGTGAACACCGAGTTCCGCGGCTTTCATTAGGTTATCGAGGCGGAGAATGCGGGAATGCCCGCAATCATCGCAAGCTACGTACACGCTCTCAAGTTCAACGACGAGCCGCAAGGCGTCGGGGTGATCTACGGGAGCGTTACGGCTCATTCCTGTCTCCTGCGATGTTCCGTCTTCGTTCTCATCAAAACAGCAGGAATGCAGCCGTGAGTCGAGTCGATTTTCGGAAATATTTCGCTTGCCACAACAGGTAGGGGAAAGATTGCCGGCGGCGCAATATGTGAGGTCTGATTTGAGCGATCATGAATTTGGCAATGTCTCCACCGACCTGAAACTGTCTCTTGTGGAAGCATATTTGAAGGCGTTCACGACTGCTCTCCGCCCTCAATTCCCGAGCTTTGGTATATCGACGCATTCGCGGGTACCGGCGAGCGCGTCATCAAGCAGACTGCTGTTCCTGCCGACCTAATGCCAGGTCAAGCTGAAAAAATTGAGCGTCGACGAGGGTCGGCTCGAATCGCGTTAGACATCAGACCGGCCTTCGACCGCATCGTCTTCATGGAGAAGAGGAAAAGCTACTGCTCTGCCCTGGAGCGTTTGAAAGAGCAGTATCCGGGCCGGCACATTGATATCGTCCGGGGCGACGCCAATGCCGCTATCGAGGCGGAAATTCAAGCAATGAAGTGGGTTGGCAAGCGCGCGGTGATGTTCCTCGATCCTTACGGCATGGCCGTGAACTGGACAACGCTCGAACGTATCCGCAAGACGGAAGCGATCGACGTCTGGTACCTTGTGTCCTTGGCCGGCTTATTTCGCCAAGCGACGCGCGACCCGGAGAAGCTTGATGACAGCAAGCGGGTTGCGATCACAAGGATGCTTGGAACCGACGAGTGGATTGAAGCCTGGTACAACAGGCAGAAGAAAGAAGACCTTCTCGGCGAGTATGACGATGTTTATCAGCGCATCGCTGACGTAGAGGCGATAGAGAAATTCGTTGGTAAGCGCCTCAAGAGCCTGTTCCCTGCCGTCCTTCCCCCCAAGCGGCTCAAGAATGCTAATGGGGCACCCATGTTTTCACTGTTCCTAGCTATTTCTAACCCCGCTGGAAAAGCCATCGGATTGGCGACTAAGATCGGAAATAGCATCCTCAAAGCGTAGCCGCCGGAACATCATCCCAAATACGGCCGCGGTAAGATCGCCCAGCCACCTTCTTGTTCTTACCCCCCCACTGCTTGAAGAAGAATGCCGCGCCGACGTCAGTACACATTGCGAAGATCTCGTCGATCCACAGCGGATCCATCGGCCGCGCGTTTGGGCCGGACTCGCCCCCAACGATAGCCCAATGGATTCCGTTCAATCGCCCAGCGGCAACGGAACCTATCAATGGCTCGAACGATACGAAACGGATTGCTGCAGGGACTCTGCGCAGGTCGTCAAGCCGGTCTATCACGCGACCATCCTCTACGCTGGTCCCCAGCCACACATTCGGCAGAACATCGAAGCCGCGCAGAATATTAGCCATCCGGTCCGGCCGTTTGGTCAGGATCTGGTATGTGTGGCGGCGTGTCTCGGCCATCGCTCGCCACACTTTTCGGATGAACTCCACCGGTACGTCTGGGTGAAATAGGTCGGACATCGAGTTGACGAATACATTCCGTGGCTTTGACCAAGTCGATGGCACAGAAAGCGCGCTCTCGTCGAGATAGAGGTCGCCCGTCCATTTCGCTCGACCGCCGCTCTTGCGTGTCAGGCCCCGGTACTTCTTGAGCCCCATGGCTTCAAGGCGCGCCGCCATACGCATCGCGTAGCAGTTGGTGCACCCCGCACTCATTATCGAGCAGCCGGCTACCGGATTCCAAGTTGCATCAGTCCATTCGATTGATGTTTCAGCCATAGGACGCTCCCCGACCTTCAGAGATAAGCGATAGTTGCGATTTGGTTAAAGATCGGTTGCGCGCCGCCAGTCTCTCTCAGGCCGATCTTGGGGCCGAAATCTACCACGCGGAGAATCTGCGGGCCAAGTCAATTTTGCGAAATAGCGATAATCGCAAATTTCCCTGTTGACTTATTTTGCGCTAGTCGCGAATATCTCCTTCGTCAGCGAGGCGACGTGAACACACGACCGCGCCGGGAGATGAAACGATGGGCACGATGGTTACCCGATACAGGATTGAAGACGAGGTCGGCCGCGTCCTGACCAACGAATATTTCTTCTCTTACGAAGTCGACGACGCTCTGCAGTTTCGTTGCGAAGACGAGGCTCTCGAAGAAGCCGGCGCATTCCCCGGCACGACCGTCGAGCGCTTCGAACGCTATTCGACCTTCCCCGACTTCTTCGCCTCCGGACGCGGCTCGACCGAGAGGAACGCGGCATGAAAGCTCGTCGGGTGAAGCTCCACGACCTTTACCGGGAAGTCGAGGCTCTCGGCGGCGCAGACGAATGCGCAGACGATGAAGCGTACAACGACGCGATCGACGATGTGCTGGCGATCCTCCGAGCATCCGGCTTCGGAGAGGGTTTCTACGTCGATCAGCGCGAATACGAGAACCGCGCCCGCGTCTCTCGTGCAGTGCAGATGGAGGTAGCCCAATGAAGGACTGCCCCGCCTCCGAGTTCGGATGCACCTGCAACCGCTGCGCTGTCGATCGCGACGACGATCTTGAAGCGCTCAAGCAGTTCAACCGCGCAAGCTACTCACTCGCCATGTCCCTGATCTTCCTGGCTGCCGTCCTCGGCGTGCTTGCGGCCGGCTTCTGGAATGCCAACCGGGTTCAGGAACTCGTCGCCCACGAAAGGAATGTCTGAAATGGATGTGACCTCCACTTCCACCTCTACCGACTTGATCATCTCGCTTCCGGTCAAGGCCGATGTGGCCACCTTCACCGATCAGGCATCGTTCGAAACGCTCTACGAGAAGATCGTCAAGAAGGTCGGAGAACACGTTCCCGATGTCTCGACGAAGACAGGCCGCGATGCCATCGCCTCGCTTGCCTACAAGGTCGCTCGGACGAAGACGACGCTGGACGCACAGGGCAAGTCTCTCACCGAAGAGTGGCGCAAGAACACGGCCAAGGTGAATGCGACGCGCAATCTCATTACCGAGCGGCTCGACGCGCTGCAGAAGCAGGTACGCAAGCCGCTCACCGACTGGGAGGCCGCCGAGGAAGCGCGCGTCGCCAAGCATCAATCCAATCTCGACCGGTTGCTGTCCTACATCACCCTGCCGGTGAAGCCTTCGGAAGAGCTTCGGGCGATACTGACCGAAGTCTCGGCGATCATCATCGATGACGCTTGGGACAAGTTCCGCGACCGCGCCGAGATTGCGAAGGCGGACGCCGTCGCCGCGCTCAATCGCCTGATCGAAACTGCTGAAAAGCAGGAAGCTGATGCTCGCGAGCTTGAGCAGCTCCGCGCCGAGCGCGAGGCGCGGCTTGCCGCCGAAGAGGCGAAGCGAGCCGAGGAAGCCCGCATTGAGGCTGAGCGGCAGGCCGAGGAGCGCCGGAAGGAAGAAGCGGCCCGGATCGAGAAGGAAGCCCGCGAGCAGGCCGAGCTCGAAGCACAAGCCCGCATCGAGGCGGCAGAACGAGAGGCACGGGAAGCCAACGAGCGGGCAGAACGCGCAGCCGCAGCAGAGCGCCAGCGCATCGCCAACGAACAGGCTGCGGAGATTGCAGAGCAGCAGCGTCGCGAAGCCGACATCGAGCACCGCCGCACGGTCAACAACACCGTCGTCAGCTCCCTCGTCGCATGCGCCGACATCAGCACCGACCAGGCCAAGAAGATCGTCGCCCACATGGTGAGCGGCCTGATCCCCAACGTCACTTTCACCTACTGAGGAGCACGCCAGTGAACGCTGTAGCGAAGCATGAAATCGAAGTGCAGGCGGATACGAAGCTCGTTCCTGTCAACAATGCGCCCATGGTTGCCATGATCGAGCGCATCGTCATGGACCCGTCCATCCCGATCGACCGCCTCGAGAAGATGCTCGACATGAAAGAGCGAATGGAGGACCGCGCCCGCGAGGATCAGGCTTTCCAGGCGCGCAAGGCTTATTTCGCTGCGATGTCCGCATGCCAGTCCGAGCTGCCGGTAGTCACCAAGACCCGACGCAACTCGCATACCAACTCGACCTATGCCGACCTGGCCGCGATCGAACAGCAGGCCATGCCGATTATCCACCGGCACGGTTTTGCCGTCTCCTTCCAGCCCGACGGCTATAATCAGAAGGGCGAATTGCGGATCCTCTGGGAAATCTCGCATGCCCAGGGACATGTCCGGAACGGAGTCGGGGAAATCCCTGTCGATGGCGCCGGCTCGCAAGGCAAGGTCAACAAGACCGGAACGCAAGCCTTCGGGAGCACCGCCACCTATGGCCGGCGCTACCTGCTCTGCATGCTCTTCAATATCAGCACCGGCGACGACCGTGACGGAAACGCTCCGACGGCCGAGCCCGAAGACGTTCAGACGATCACAGAGGCTCAGGCATCCGTCATCCGCGAGCTGATCGAGAAAGCCGCCTTAAGCAACGACGTCTTCTGCAAGCGCTGGCAGATCGATGCGGTCACGGACGTACCAATGTCGAAATTCAACGAGGTCGTTCAGTCGCTCCGCGTCCGTATCAAGGCGCTGAAGGAGAAGGCCAACGAGGAGAAGAACAATGGATAATATCGTTCAGGGCTCCGACGACTGGCATGCACTCCGGCTTGGCAAGGTCACGGCCTCGCGCGTGGCAGACGTGATCGCGAAGACGAAGACCGGCTATTCAACCTCCCGCGCCAATTATGCAGCGCAGCTCGTCACCGAGCGGCTTACCGGGCTGCCGACCGAGGGCTTCACCAACGCCGCCATGCAGTGGGGCACGGACATGGAGCCGGAGGCGCGCGCCGCCTACGAATTCTATCGTGCCGAGGAAGTCGAGCAGGTTGCCTTTGTGCCGCATCCGACGATTGGCGATGCCGGCGCCTCACCTGATGGCCAGGTCGGCCCCGACGGCCTTGTCGAGATCAAATGCCCAAACACGGCAACTCACATCGAAACCCTGATCGGCCGCGCGGTGCCCGCCAAATATGTCACGCAGATGCAGTGGCAGATGGCATGCACCGCTCGCAAGTGGTGCGACTTCGTGTCGTTTGATCCTCGCATGCCCGAATCCATGCGCTTCTTCTGCCAGCGCGTGCACCGTGATGACGCCATGATCGCCGTGCTTGAGCGGGAGGTTGTCGCCTTCCTGAACGAGGTCCGCGCGAAGGTCGCCGAGCTGAGCCGGCTCTATGAGCAGGCGGACGCGGACGCCGCCGCCGAACTGTTGATGGCGGGCTGATCATGCGGAAGAAGGAAAAGCCCCCGCTGATCCAGGCTATCATGACGCCGCGCGGCCTCCGCGCCCACACTCAGGACGACGCCGAGAAATTGGCGTCGATACCGGAAGGTTCAATCTTCGAGATCGTGCCTGTCACCAAGCGGTCGGATAGGCAGCTCCGCACCTACTGGAAGGCTCTTGGCCTGGTGGTCAAGGTCACTCAGAAGTGGTCGAGCGCCGAAAACCTCCATCGCGACATCAAGATGACCCTCGGCTACCGCGAGCAGGTCGTGAACATGCGCACCGGCGAAACCACTCTCGTTCCGGACAGCATCGCTCTCGACAAGATGGACCATGCCGAGTTCTGCGAATTCATGAACCAGGCCATGGCGCTGATCGCCGACACCGTCGGCTTCGATCCGCTGGCCTTCCTAGCCGAGGAGCGCGCAGCATGACCGATAACGCGCGACTTTTGCCTGGGAGCATGTCCGAACTTGACGCACTGACCTGCGACGATCCGATCACGAGCCTTATCGCTCGGATGTCCGTCTCCACCGTTCATGAGAGTTTGGTGAAGTTCGTGAACTCGGAAATCCAGCGGCCGGGCGCGAACGTCGATCACATGCTCATCGGCATCGCCGCCTACATGATGCAGATGCATGCGAGCTTCGCCGCAACCTTTGTCGATGCTGACCGCGCCGACGATGTTGTCGCGCAGTTCCAAGCCGTCTTGGACAGGACATACCGCGAGCACTTCGTCGATAGCGCGAAGGAGCTGGCCGCATGATTGCGTCGCTGCGCCTTTTCCAGACCTTAGGTTTGATCCCCGGGGCTATTCTTGCCGGCACCTTGCGTCGGCTTCCCCGCCCTTTGGACTTGCCGCTTCGTGCGGGGATCATCGACTTCTTCGGTACCGGATCCGCCCTGTCGGTCCGGCAACGGAACCGGTTCGAAATCCATATCCGGTGGCACAGTCGTCCGTCGGGATGGCGTCTGCTGTTCGGTAGGTTTGCCGTCTTTGGGATCACTCATGGTCGGAGTCCTTTCGTGTCGCGGCTTCAACCGCCCGCGTTCAGTAAGGTTCCGCGCAACTCGGAGAGTGCATAGTGGCCTATCGCATCGCCAATTCCATCCGCCCGGATCCGACGCCCAAGCGCAAGCCGGCGAAGAGCAAGGATTACCTCGCGTTCGTCCATGAGCTCCCCTGCTGCGTCTCCGGCCGCTACGGGGTCGAGGCTGCGCACCTATCGTTTGCAGCTCCACGGTACGGCCACTACGGCCGCGGAAAGGGCAGCAAGGTTTCCGACCGCTGGGTTCTGCCTCTTCATCCGGACGAGCACCGCCGCCAGCACGGCATGAGCGAAGAGCGGTTCTGGCGCGCGGCCCGCATCAACCCGCACGTGCTCGCCCACACCATACACGGCCTCTGGACCGATATGGGCGAGGATGCGGCGCCCTTCGCAACTGCTATCATCAATCAGACGTTGGCCGACGCCGGCGCGCTCCGGTCGAGGGACGAGGTATGAGCACCGACACGCTCGACATGTTCGCAATCGAGACGAAGTCGTCGGCCATCATTTCCGAATGCGGAGCCTACCGTTACCGCCTTGAGCGGCAATGGGACGGCGAAAAGCCAAACGTCGCCTTCCTCATGCTGAACCCATCCACGGCTGATGCCAGCCAAGATGATCCGACGATCCGCCGGTGCATCGGCTTCGCGAGATATTGGGGCTTCGGCGGCTTGATCGTTGGCAACCTCTTTGCCCTTCGCTCCACCGCCCCGAAGGCCCTGTACGACCATCCCGATCCGATCGGGCCCGACAACGATCAGCACATTCTTGCGATTGCAAAGAGCGCCCGTAAGATCGTTTGCGCGTGGGGGACACACGGAGCTCTTCATGACCGCGGTCGCCAGGTCGCCGAACGGCTCGAATTCTTCGACCTCGTCGCGCTGAAAGTCACAGCAGACGGCCAGCCAGGTCATCCGCTGTACCTCGCTGCCGATATCCAACCTAAATCGTATTTTGCGCCATGACAGTTATACCAGACCTCACCAACGCCACCCCCGCCACGCGCGAATACTACGCTCTTCCCGAGGAGATCCGCACGGCAGCAAAGGCTATAGCCGGTCCGCCTCGGCCGATGACCCATATCGAAGTCCTGTTGGCGATCGGGACGGCGATCGCAAATGAGCGGGAAGCGGCGAAGAGAGGCGAAAGATGAGAGAACGTCGCCAATCCCTCGTTCCCCCCGGCAGCTGGCCGCCTCGCATGTCGGCTGACATGGCTGCCGGGTATTGCGGGGAAAAGCATGTCGAGGATTTCCTCGAGCGCGTCGGAACGACCTATCCAAACCCGCATCGTTGACAGCACGCGACGGAAGTTCTGGTATCGTGAGGATCTGGACCGGGCGATGAACCTCGGCACATCGACGACGTCCTCAGGATTGGGAGCGAAGTTCCGTGAAAAGATCAGGGAAAAGCGGAACGGTGGAACTGCCTAAGCACGTGCACCGCGTCATCAAGCGACGCGCCAATGGTTCGCAAACCGTCTACACCTTCTACACAAGGTTCCGGAACACCAAGGAGGCGTGGCCGTCGATCGCCCTTCCGGAACCGCTTGAGAAGGAGTTCTCCGAACGCCTGTCGATCTGTGAAGCCATGGCCCGCGATGAGAAGGGCTTCCTGTTGGACGGTAAGCGGCTACCTGACCTGAAGAGCAAAGAGTTTTGGCCCGAGGCCACGAAGGCACACGAAGCATTCATCCGCCGTGGCCGGCAGGGCATCAAGGATTTCAAAGCGCTCGTCGAGGCTTTCCAGAGCGATACCAACCCCTTTTGGACCAAGTTGGCGGCTTCGACCCAGCGCGGCTATCGAACCTCCGGCGACATCATCAAAGAGACATGGGGAGACGACCTTCCCGTCGACTTGACGACGGTCGACGCTCAGGACGCCATAGATGCCTTCGGCGAGACGCCGGCAAAGGCAAACCAGTTCCGAGCATTCCTGTCCCGCCTGATGGCGTGGGGCGCCTCACGCGGCTACTGCAAGACGAACGTCGCGGAGATGACGGAAAAGATACCGGGCGGAGAACCGTGGGTGCCGTGGCCGAACTGGGCTTTTGAAATCCTTCTGGAGCACGCACCGTTTCATATGCAGATGATCGCCATGTCGGCATTCTTCACCGGGCAGCGCCAGGGCGACGTGCTGGCTATGACGAAGCCGAAGGCCGGAGAGAACACGATCGCCGTCCGTGCGCAGAAGACGGGAAACACCGTTTGGATTCCGATCCACTTCGCCTATCGGAAATGGATCGATCGCGTGCCGACGTCCGATAGCGTAATGCTGCACGCCGGCGCTCGCGCCACGTCATACAAGAGCCCCGACGGTTTTCGGACCGAATGGCAGAAGCTCATGGCGAAAGACGCGTTCAAGCCGTTCCGGGAAAACCGCATCGTCTTCCACGGTCTGCGCAAGAACGCGGTGATCAATCTGCTGGAGGTTGGCTGCACCGAGAACCAGGTGGGGGCCATCTGCAACATGTCCGCGCAGATGGTGCAGCACTACGGCCGAGAGGTGGCTTTGAGGAGCCTCGCGAAGGACGCGATGAAGCTCATGGAAGCACGCTGGAGCGAGATCGAGCCGGCCGCTTTCAGGAACAAGAACGGAACGTGA